TGAAAAGATCCCATTTCTGCAAAACTTCCGTAGAGGTCATGGCTTGAGGTTTGATATCCTCCTCTTTAGGCATTCGAGTTATTTCATCAATGATGCTTAGAATTTGTCGGATAACCGACTTCTTGGTATTCATTTTAATGTATGCTATAACAGCAACAAAAACATCAGTGAATGATTTAGCTCGAGAAACTTGGTATGCCATAACGACCAAATTCTCGAGGTGGGAAACCCATTCTGAAACATCATCATCAGTTGAGCCGCTAGTTAAATCTTGAATAGATTTTAACAACTTTGAAAGAACACCATGTTCTTCCCCATCAAGATCAGTTTTTTCCTGAGGTGGTGTTGCCATTGCCTCACGCACCAAATCATTTCGTTCTTGGGACGATCCTGGTGGTGGTTTCTCAACAGAGTCTGTTTCATCCTTGAGCTGTTGATCTAAACTCGGAGTGGTAACTTCGTCTCCAGGCATCTTCCATCCATAGTCACCAAAAGAGTTTAGAGGATTATTAGTAGGAGGATGGTTTTCAAACATGTCCTCCAATCCGTGGGGTGAAATGCTATTATATGCTTTTCTGGCAGTAATTTTTGCATTTCGTTTTCGAACCCGAATGTTGGCAGCGATTCGACGCAATTCCTTAGCATTATAGCGCTTAGAATTGCCTTTCTTTTCATATTTCTGACGATTTGCCAATTTGGTGTCAGTAAAATTTTGAGACTGTTCTTCAAAATAAATAAAGAATTCAGCCATTGTAATATTATTGTTGTTTGTAGCAGCAAAAAATATATAGTATGTTAACTTGCCAATCAACATACGGGAAGATCGTATTTGAAATTGCGTACCTTTACTCGCATGAGCTGGTACTCCGGTCATCTTCCACAATTATAGCGTAGTTTTTAACTATAACTAACCGAATAGTGCCTTATTTGTCTCTCGACTATGCCCGGCACGGCATATATACATCTGCGACTGGTAGCGAGCTTCTCAGGGCTCTTTTATCACTACACGATATCATCAGACTTCATTCACCATAAAACGTTAAATTCCGCAATTTAAATCAAAAATAGGACTTATTATTATTTGCCTACTTTACAATTAGAATTCATTAGGTCGTATTATGATCTTAAATGTACCAAATTTCCCGGTAAACCGGATTTGTAAATACACAGATCAGTGAATCTAACTAACTTCATCAAAAAGTTTTTGAAGAAAATTGAAGAAATAAGGTTTTTGATAGCTGAATAACAGCTTAAATTGGACAA